ATGCATAAAATTGATGTATTCGAAAAAGCTGCATTATTATGTGGCTACCAACTAATATATGTAAAATATGGGAATCGTAAGCATGTTCTTTTTGCTGAAGGTTATATCCCCAACGTCGAAGGACGGTTTTTCTGGAATTCTTGTGGATTATGTTACAGAAAGAAAAATAGAAAGCGCATGGAAATATACGATTTACCGATTCAGACAGCTATAGAACTTTTGAATTTGGAGGAATTTAGCAATGTATGCGGATTATGATTCAAGTGGGAAAGTATCAATTATGGAATTGAATCCTGAAGAGGTCTATGTTTTGACTGAAGCTTTAGTCAGGTATGCTACCAATCCAGACATAATGTCTGAAAATAGAACACTTGCCAAAAAAATAGCATATACAATTCCTAATATCAATCTAAAAACAACAGAATATGGAAATGAAATTCAATATGAATAAGAGACTTGTGGTATTGGTGCTAGATGAAATCAATGAGAAGAATCTTCCGATTAACTGTATTGTTGGTAAAACTTCGAAAAAATCGTCTGTATACATGACAGATGTAACATTCAGTTTTGATGATGAAGTTAAGTCCGTTTTCAATGATATGTTATGTAGATGTATAAACGAAAAACTTCTGATATGACAGACTACATACAATACAGGTTACCGGACGATGACAATGGAGAATGGGTCCTGGAGAAAATAAAGGAGATGGGACTAGATGCTTTTACCGAACAGGAGGAAAAAGTAGCTTTAGCTCTAGATAAACTAAAGCCCGGTAAATATTATGACATGGCAGATCTGAAGGAGGATAAGCGTGAAAACTTTATCAGGTTGGCATGTCTGTATATCAGGAATCATCCTCAAGTTGTGTTTAGTAATGATTATTCCAGAATTGAAAAAATGAAATTGTAATGAATAAAGGAAGTTGGAAACCCGAAGAAATTAAATTCCTTAATGACAATATAGGTAGGTTAACGCTGGCAGATTTGGCTGAAAAGTTGGGAAAGTCAGAATTGGCGGTAAAATTATATATGCATCGTCATAGAATAACCATAGGCCCTGTAGTAAAAAGAAACCTCTTGCAGGAATTGCTGAAGATAAAGTTTGGAAACCCTAAATATTTTCAGCCGACGAGAGAGTTCTATACCGATATAGGTATTACACAGAGGCGTTTTTGGGATTTGTTTCATGGACGAAAGCAAATCACGAACGATGAATATTTGAAGTTTGCAAAACATTTTAAAGTCAGTTTGGAGGAAGCATTTGAAGCACGCCAATTAAATCTATTTCAAGAATGAATTTTCAAGATGCTATAAAATACATAAAGGATTCTGTTAATATACAGGAAGTGATTTCGGAATTTGTTAATCTGAAGAAAAGAGGAATCAACTATACAGGCTTATGTCCTTTTCATAATGACAGGCATTCTTCTTTTTCTGTAAGTCCGACAAAACAAATCTATAAATGTTTTGCTTGTGGAAAGACAGGAGATGTATATCAATTCCTGATAGATTATGAAAATATGACTTTTCCTGAAGCTGTTCAATGGTGCGCTAAACGCCTTGGCATAACTATTGAGAATGATAATGAATCTACTCCAGAACAGCTTCAGGCAAGGAAGCATAAAGAAAGCCTTCAAGTTGTAATGCAAGCTTCCTGCAATTTTTTTCAGAACAATTTACAGCATGCGGCAAGTTATTTGCAGGACCGGGGATATTATGTAGATGATGATATTCTTAAAATCTACAAGGTGGGTTATGCGCCTTTGGGCAATCTTTTATTTAAGGATTTATTCAGGAATGGCTATAACCAGGATTTGATGCAGGAAGTCAATTTGACAGCTGTTGGCCAGTACGGTCCGTATGATATTTTCCAGGGACGCCTTATGTTTCCGTTCCTCGATAATCAGGGAAATGTTGTCGGATACACAGGAAGAATACTTCAGTCACGTGACGGTGTAGCAAAATACTCGAACACCAAGGATACACCTCTCTTCAATAAAGGTTCATACTTATTCGGATTATTCCAGGCACGACAGTCTATCGGACAATTGGGCTTTGCCTATCTTGTAGAGGGCCAGTTTGATGTAATGTCACTTGCTGCAGTAGGAGTGACCAATGCTGTGGCATCGTCCGGAACAGCTCTGACAGAAACTCAGGTTAAGCTTTTGTCAAGATATACCCGTGAAGTAGTTCTGAACTATGATGGTGATGCTGCTGGCCAGAAGGCTTGCAGAAAGACTGCAGCCATGATGCTCAAGTTTGGCCTCGAGGTTAAAAGTATCATGCTGCCACAAGGTAAGGATCCTGATGATATCGCAAAAGAAAAAGGCAGCGAAACCGCTATGTTCCTCAAGAATAACACCAAGGATATTGTATCATATTTGTGCCTTCAGATATCAAAGGAAGAGTTGAATGATCCGGCAGTGAAGGAACAACACCTGAATGATTTGTGTGATATCGTTTCCAATTGTAGTTCGGCCACATTAAGACATTCCTATGCACAGATAATATCAAAGCGTCTGTCCATACCTTCAGATATGGTTCTTTCCAGGATAAAATCCTTTTTGGCCAAAAAGCCGGAACAGACTGCACAGGATGACCTTAAGCCTGGATTATACGGCCTTGATGTACTTCCTCAGGGAGAAACAGGCAGCGTTCACATTACCTGCGACTGGAATGAGTTCCTCGAAGGATATGGTGAGGATATGCGGCTGTATATACACGAGAAACTGTCTATGCAGGATATTCAGGAAATAAGAAGGAAATGCACTCTTCTGGACGTTGATTATTCAGACCTCAGCATCCAAAAGGATGGCCGTGAATCAATCCTGCTTTCAGCCATGTCAGAATGCTTTAAGAATGGCATTACAGAGATTTCAGTGAATTATACTGCAGATAATCAGTCCATGGACAGTATTCCGGATGAATCGGATAATGAAGACAACTATATCAATCGAGAGTACCGGGATGAAGTTTGGACATTTATTAATACATACGTTTATAAGTATCATCTGTTTCTACGTGATGTAAATCCATACGATCATACCCCATATATCCAGCGATGTGCAGAACTGATTGCTTGTGCCGATGACTCTGTCCGGATTATCAATTACTCCAAGTATCAGGGATGGTTAAGTCTGACCAAACAGCAGCTCAACGAAATACTGAAACCTTTTCTTGCTAAGAGAAAATCCAGAATGGCCATCAATGCACAACGTGATGATGATGATATATATTATGACCCGGACCAGCTGCCGGACTATGTTGAAAATGAACCAAAATATCAGCAGATGTACCAGCAGTGTAAGTTCTATCCGAAACTTAATCATGATGGTATTCCTGTGTGTTATATCTTTAAGAATGGAAACGATAAGGGGCACACCATGGTGGGCGATTTCTTTATGGAGCCTCTCTTGCATATTCAGTCTGACATTGATGAGGACAATAAACGAGTAGTAAAGATAAACAGAAGATATTATAAACAGCCGATTTATCTTGAGGTCCAGTCAAAAGCTTTTTTGAAAAAGTCAACCATCGAGGAACGGTTAATTATGCTGGAGGCCGTAAACTTTACTGACGGTGAGGAAAAGCACTGGACAAAAATCCGGGAATGGATGTCACGTAATTTTATAACCTGTAAGGAAATCAAGATTTACGGAAATCAGCAGACTGATGGCTTTTCGAAGAAGGAGGACAATATGTTCTTTGCCTTTGCCAATGGTATCTACCATCAGGTGGATGGTGAATGGCGATTCGATGCGGTCAATGAATTAGGAGTGGTTACTCATAACAAGAAGAATTATTATCTTCCAGCATTCTCCACTATTTATGCCGGAAGTGATAATCAGGATAAATACGAGCTTGTATCAACGTTGTATTATAAGGAGCTTCCGCCAGAGCAGCAGTGTTCCTTTGAAAAGTGGGCCGATTTGATGAATAGGGTATATAGGATGAACAACAATGGAAAGTGGGCAATTCTTTATGCTGTGATGTGTGCCTTCCGTATCAATATCCATTGCCAGGATCGTTTGTTTACTGCTCCATTCTTTATGGGACCTATGTCTTCCGGTAAGACTCAGATTGCGATATCCATAAGGAGTCTGTTCATATCGCCAAAGGTGCCGATTTTCAACCTCAATATCGGTACAGATGCAGCCATGAGTACCTTGATGTCCACCTTCCGAGATGTTCCGGTAGTCCTCGATGAGTATAATAACAAGGATATTTCAGACGTGAAGTTCCAGGCATTGAAAGGTATCGTGTACGACGGTGATGGAAAGCAGAAACGAAGAGGAACTTCCGGCAAGGAAATTGAGAATGAAAAGGTCTATACACCGGTTGTAATATGCGGTCAGGAAACACCACAGCGAGATGACAATGCATTGATGTCACGTATCATTGTCTGTGAAGTTCCTAAGCCGGCTAAGGCTAGAACGCAGGAGGAGCTCGACCTCTTTTCAGAATTGAAGGATATCGAGGAACGTGGACTTTCCAATGTTCTGCTTGAAATACTGAAGCTCCGTTCGATTGTAATGGATAGATTCAGACTTTTGAAACAGGAATGCTATAAGGAACTCAAGTCCAGGATGAGCAGTACCGGAGAAGTTGACCGTCTCATGAAGACTGCTTCATTGTTTCTGGCCACATGTAAACTCCTGACTGAATATTCAGAACTGAAACTGCCATTCACATACGAAGAATTCTTCGAGATTGCATTTGCCAAAATCAACTTCCAGATTGAGCTTATTAGTAAGACTGACAAACTGGCCACATTCTTCAAGGCGATGGATGTGATGATCGATACCAAGGCAATTATAGAAGGGCGTGATTATGATATTGTTGAGCAAGCTAAGGTTACTGTCAAATCTCCAGGTGGTGAGAGAAGCGAGGTACAGCTTCCTGCAGGAACAAAGGTATTGTATCTCCGAATGGGAGCAATATATACCCAGTATGCTCGCAGTTCCTATAACAAGGAAGAATCCACTCAGTCCACCATCGAACAGAACCTTCGCTCAAATCCTGCATATATTGGTCTTGTTAACTCACGACGTTTCAAATGGTATACCACAATTGAAGTCCCCCGTGGTGGTTTGGAAGAAGATACATCCGGAGCCGGAGTACAGGTAGACAATACTATGGTCAAGAAAGTGGAGCGTCAGGAAGCCATTTCGAGCTGTATTGCCATCAACTACGATATGTTCCGTCAGATATACGATATTGACCTACAACGCAAACCTGAAGATTCGGAAGAGTCAAAACAAGAATCAAACAAAGAAGACTTACCATTTTAATGACTATAATAATATACTGAATACATCAGCAAAACATTTTAAAGAATACACATACCAAATAATTAGTAAGAACATTTTTAATGAAGGTGGATGGCGAAAGAAAAATCGTTACATCCACCTTTCTTTGTCTGGATATCAATCCCCCAGACCCCCTGAAATTAAAAGAACAAACAAATAGACACGTATTTTTGAAATAAAAACTTTTCAAAAATATCGACCTACCGACCTACAGTCCTACAACATAGAAATATTTCAAAACAAATAAGCTGCATAACTCTTTGTATGATAGATATATATATAATTTTCTAATAAGATAATATATATAACCTACATAGTGTAGGTCAGTAGGTCGGTGTAGGTTTTGTAGGTCAAAGCTGTTTTTTGTAGGTCGGTAGGTTAAGTATTGCTCCAACCTACAAAAATGTCTGAAAATAGCGATTGTAGGTCGTGTAGGACGGTGACCTACATAGAAAAATATAACGTATTGTTTTTATAATTGTTTGAAAATAATTACTTTTACGTTGTAATATAAACAATTGTAGGACTGTAGGTCGGTATGATGCAGAAAATTAAGAAAACCATATAAAATAGAAAAACCTATGATTACGACAAAGATTACCATTACACCTTATTTAGCCGAATATATTATCGGAAAATATAACCATTGTAACAAAGGAGAAGTCAAAATCCCTGACACAACAGACCTTTATTACATTCTATGGGAATATATGTCAAGACGTCCGGAAAATGTTCCTGTTGTGGATACGGGTAATCTTATTATTGCCTTACCTGATAGGAGGATAGGTAAGGATCCTGCTGTCTTTAATTATCTTTCCGTTCGTGCTGTAAAAGCAATAGAACTTCATATCAGGAATATGTTTAATCAGGAACTTCATTCACAGCTTATGGATAATGACCGAAGAGGACATTTTCTGGATAATATTGATGTCGTGCATAAGTTTTTATGTACCTATGGTATCGAATCCATATCCGAGGATGCTTTACTTAAAAATTACTACAGATACCGTGAAGCTTTGCGTCAACGCAAAAAAAGAAAGGAGCGAAAAGAGAAACTCTGCCTGTCTAATTAATGTTAAAAGTGAAGCAAAAAAACATCTACTAACTGTATAATTTTGTCCGATTACTTGGGTAAAAATGTATGATATGTATAGAACTGTTTAATTATCAATACTTTATAATAAGATGAAAGAACTTTCTGTAAGAATTCAAGTGCAACCTGTCAAATCTATGCGCAAGGAATCCTATCAGTTTATGTCAAGTGACTATTTCACTTTTGTACCTATGCTGTCAATATCGGCAGCAGGACCAGTTTATGTTTGCGATTTAGAGGTAAATATCGATAAGCCTGTTTCTGATGATATGATTGACTTCTCTATATTCCGTTCGTGTATCGTCAATTTTACTGATTCTGCTGGAAATCCAATTAAAATCGGTACCGAAGATATTCCGGCTAAAGTTATTATTTCCCCGAATTTGAATACTGCAGTGTTTAAAATACAGTGTAGTATGCTGACTTCACCTCTTATATAGTCCTTTCTCAGTGTAGCGTATGTCTGTATCTTCGCTGAAAAGATAAGACATGAATGATGCACTTAAATACTTGAGGCAACTCTTGATTACCCGACAAGGACTCCTGATTACAGCAGAGGCATACGCTTCTGCTGTAATGGATGTTTTCCCATTGACACCCGTATCACAGATTGTCATCCCCAAAAAATATGCAGAGATCTGCCAGCAGGCACTCTCTATTATTCAGGCAGAGTATCCTGATTTCAATATTACAACAGACTTTTCTTCAAACGAGCTTGCTTCGTCCAGCATTGCTTACCATAGGGTTTTTGGTTTTATAACATCTTCCAGCCGATATTACTTCAGCAGCAAACAACTTGAAAAAGACTTGATGGCTGCTGAAGCTAATCCGGCCATCTCTTGCCATTTCTTTCATATCAATTCCGGTGGTGGAGAGGCCTGGTATCTTGACCGACTTTCCGAAACCATTTCTTCTCTCAAAAAACCGACAGTCACTCTTTTTGAGATGGCCGGTGGTTCGGCTGCCTATTATATAGGTTGCCAGGCTAAACATGTATTCTGCCTGACAGATAATGACCTTATAGGTTGTATCGGTACCATGACTGATTTCTATGACTGGGATTCTTATTTTGCAAAACTTGGTCTTAAGAGGATTACTGTTCGTGCCAGCAAGTCCGACCTCAAGAATAAAGAACATGATGATATGTGTGCCGGGAAACCTGAGGATTTCGTTCATAAGTTCCTCGATCCGATGAATGAATTATTTCTTCAAACAGTCAGACGTTCCCGTAAAAAGCTTAAGGATGCACCCGAAGATGAACCTGCCTTGCGTGGCGAAACATTTATGACACAGGCAGCCATAGAGAAAGGTCTTGTTGATGGAAAAAAATCCTTGCTTGAAACATTGCAATATGCACAGGAACTGGCGGCCAAATGGGATGCTCAAGTCTCCACCAAGAAAAAAGCTCTTAATATTTTTAATTCCTAATTTAACTGCGTATGAATTTAAAAGAAAAACTTACACATGTTTTTAGCATTCTGGGACTTACTCAGAAGGCTAAGGACCAGTCTCTCACTGACGAAGAGTGGAAGACTGTAGTTAATCGTTTCCAGCAGGAATACAATGTTACTCTTCATGAAGCGATGGAAGAAGAGAATAGTCAATCTCAGGCTCCTTCAATTTCTCAGGAAGAAATCACGGCTGCATATACTCTATTGCAAGATATTGTTGCAGAGCAGAACGGTGACTCTGATCCTGCAACAGAAAATAACACTGAAGAAGAGACTACCCAGCAAACAGAGGATAATACTCCTTCAATGTCTCAGGTTCTTAACATGATTGGGCAGGTAGCCAACAATGTCAGAACTATGTCACATCGTGCTGCACCGGACAGACCTCTTCAGACTACATCTCCTTTAGCTGTTCATGGGTATAATGGCCCTGCCGATACTTCTAGATTCTTGTTCGGTATCGAAAATTCAATGTTTTCAATGGATAACCGTTGGAACAAGATTGCCGCTCAACCGTCCTATGCCGCTGCCAATCCAGTAGATGAAGAAACTGACGGGCCGGCATTCCGTAAGGCTGTTCTTGAGTATTCGCGTTCTCTGAAACAGCGTTTCAACTATCTCCACCAGAACAACTACCTTAACCAGGTGCAGGCTCTCTCTGAAGGCAAGTTTGCAACAGACTATTCAGGTGTAAAATCAGTTCCGGGTGGAAATAACTACATTGTTTTGCGTCAGGATGCTCTTATCGCACGTGTGCTGATGAAACGTGATGTCACTCAGTATTTCCCTGTTCGGTATGGTATCCAGGACTCCGACCTTGTATTTAATGCTTACTTCTCAGAAGTTTCTCAGGCATATCAGCCGGGAGAAGTTTGGAAAGGTGGAGCCACCATCCAGCCGGAACGCGGATATGTGGACGATGCGATGATTAAGCTCTCATTCGGTCAGATGAAGGAACTTGAACGTATGTACATAGCATATCTCAACAAAGAAGGTTCTGATCCTATCAAGTGGAGCATGATTGAGTTCTTTATTTTGAATACGCTGGAAACAGCACAAGTAGAGCAGAACAAACGTCGAATCCGTGGTATGTATGTTAAGCCGGAAACTGGCAAGCCTGGTCCTTATCTCAACACCGCAACAGGTATTCTCTATACTTTGATTCGTTATTATCATGAGAATAAACTTCTTTTGAATGACGATGAGTCCTATCGTAGTTATACTCAGGATGATATGCTTGATGCAGCTCTTGAGTTTTACAGCGATGTACAGTCTCAGTGCAGTGAGGATATAGAACTCGACAACATGTGTATCTACCTTAACAAGGCACATCAGCCTTGGTACCTTAAGAATGTTCGTGCCAAGTATGGCAAGGATATTGATTTCTCAGGCCCGGACTCATACAAATATAAATTGCCTGACACAGAAATGCGTATCATCTGGCTTCCATACCTTGGACAGTTGCCATTGATGTTCATTCAGGAGCCTGGTAACCTTCAGTTCCTTGAATATGTTCCGGGCGAAATGCTGAACTTCAAACTGAAGGAAGATATGGAACTGGTTAAGGGCTGGTCTGTATGGAAAGAAGGATGTTCGGCTGCATTCGTGGGAAAGAACTTCGATTCTGCTGCAGCCTTGAAGGAAAACAGCTTCGTATGGCAGCAGATTTTCATGAACAAGCCATGTGTTTCATTGGCCGATGATGCTACCACTTGTGATGCAACCAAGGGTTTCTGGTTCGAAACAGTTCAGAATACTTCAGCATCCCAGAAAATTACGGATATCAGCAATGCTAAAGCTGGTGTAGTCTATATCATTGAATGTGGTAATACTACTCAGGCACAAAGCATTGATAAGAGTGGTAAGTTTGCTGATATCACTGCAACATGGACACCTTCCGCTGTAGGTGATTACATTATGGTTGTAATGAATTCTGAAAAGAATTTCCTTGAACTTGAACGATGTGTAGGAGGTAAGCGAACCATTAATGCAGCTCTTCAGCCTAATGTTCCCGGTGTGAGATAGTTTCTATAGTTTAAAAACTGGGTGGGGAAGCCCACCCTTAAACTGATAAATTATGAATAATAAATTTACACGTAAAGAAATATTGAAATCGTTCTTGCTTTGTTCACTGATTGTGGCAATAGTGTGTTTAGTCAATATATTCTTAGAGCCAGGCTCTGTTTTCAGTATTGGTACGAGCCTGGCTACTATGATGACTATTGGTGATATCAAAGACGTTTCCGACCGTCAGACACATGGCTCTAATATTGCTTATCAAGTACATTTGATTTCTGTTGATCAGGTTGACATTACCAAGCCTTTTCCAAAACCGAATGCATCAAGAGAGGTTGGTCAGATACCTATGAAGGAAGGCGAATATATGAGATATTTTGAAGCTCATGATATTCCTACATATACAGGATCCGGAGAAAAGGGTGATATCACTACTTCCGGTACCAACACCTTTGCAATCATAATGGGTGGTATGCGTGAGAATCTCCTGAATTTCCAGGAAGAATATGCCGGTGGTAAATTCATCATTCTTTTTCATGAAATTGGAGAAACTGACTGGTATGTGTTAGGTAGTGTAGACAGACCGATGATTTTATCAAGCTTTGAGAATAAAAACGACAAAGATGGCCGATATGTTACATTCACATTTACACGAACTTCAATAGACCAGTATTATAAATATACTGGAGCCATCGTAAGAAGTAAACCGGCAAGTCATACTGCTGATCAAACAGAACTTGCTATCAAGCCGGGTGTGGATACATACCAGATTCCTGGAGGTTCTTCTTCTACTTATGCCATATCTTCTGTTAGTGGTATTACAGCTTCTGATAAAGGCCGATACGTAACACTCGAAGGTACAGGAACAGATAATAAATCTGCAACTATCGCAGATAGCACTACATTCGTTCTTGAAGATGGTGCTACATGGACAGCCAAAGCCGGTAGCAGAATTACTTTCATAGTTTTTGATTCCCAGACATTGGTTGAGGTGTCGGGCTCACGAGTTCAAACTGCTTAAAAGTTTTCAATATGGCAAAATATTCATATAAGGAAAAGAAGTCTCATTTCAATGCATTGCGGAACGCTGATTCCGCAAGCGTTGACTTGGAACTCTTGCTCAAACTATGTCCGGAACATCCGGATAAGCGACGTTTCACTTTATATGCGAAAAAGCTGGGCGATGAAATACTTCTCTCTTTGCTTGATTATGCAACGAAAGAAGAGATCCGAGAATTCAGACGCAAGAAATCAGAGCCGGTACCACAATCTGTACCGGAACCTGAACTTGAACAGAAGCCAGAACCACAGCCGGAAGTTCCATCTCCGGAACCTGCTCCTCGGCCAGAATCTCTTGCCGAAGGTGATACTGTAACAGACAAATCCGAACATCTTATAGCCGAAGCTGAACAGAGAGCTGCCGAAGCCGAGGAAAGGGCTGATGATGCCGAGCTACGTGCCGAGGAAGCTGAAGAAAAGGTAGAGGAAGCCGAACAGCGTGCTGAAGAAGCTGAGGAACGTGCAGAACAGGCTAAACAGGCTCTTGAAGAAGAGAAAAAAAAAGAACGTCCGGCAAAATCCAAAAGGAAGAAGAGTTCCCCAAAATAGACTGGAATAATCTTACAGATGAGAATGTTCAGACCGCCACTATAATCTATAATGCCAGAATTATAGCCTGGCGAAAAATGAAAGAACTCGATAAGGTTCTGGATACGGCTCCAACTTCAGGTGCAGTCATGCAGATGGTGGAATTGCGTATTCAGAACCTTCTTGCTTTTTCCGAGCTTCAATCGTATAACGATACAGGTAAGTTCCTTTATCGCCATCCTCTTATTAGCCATAAATCCGAACGTTCCGAACTTGAACAGCTTCTTAAAAAAGATCCTCAGGAGTTCCTTCGTCGTCATAAATGTGTACTTGATAATATACGCAGATACGAAGCAAAACTTAAGAATCCGGAACTGGCCGATAAGCAAAGTAAGTTTCGCACTTTACTTCAACGGCATCGGGATAAAGATTTGCTATTCAAAACAATATTACAATCTATTAAATCATGAACAAACAAATAGAAGTATACAATCTGGGTGGACTGCCAACTGCACCCATCGATAGTTTTCTTGAGCTTCAGGAAGACTTTAAGATTTCAGATCCTGACAAGCTGGCCAAGCTTCAGATGCTGATTATTACCAGAGGTTTCAAGTATGCATTCAAGGCATGGAAGGATCCGGACGGTAAGTTATGGATTATTGATGCTCACCAGAGGAGAAAGGCTTTGCTGGCTTTGCGTAAGGCTGGGTTTGATATCCCGGAGATACCATACGAACCAATCTTTGCAGCCGACAAGAAGGAAGCAGTAGAAGAGATTGCAGCCTATAACAGTGAGTTTGCCAAGAAAAACCCTGATACACTGCTTTTCAAAAAGTATGATATCAGTACGGATACACTTGACAGATTCAATCTTGGTTATGAGGTCAAGACGGTGGATTATTCTCCTGCACAACCTTTGTTCTCCCAGGAACATGATGCAACGGATATTCAGGATGATTCAGTTGATTTTACTATCCCGGATGAAGAAGAGGATGCTCTTTTTGTCAAACCGGGTGATGTATGGTTGATTGGAAATAACCGTCTGATGTGTGGCGATTGTCGTTTGAAATCAGATATAACAACTCTGATGAATGGTATGCAGGCAGACCTGATTGTTACAGATCCGCCATACAATGTAGCTTATACGGGTGGTACTGAGGATGAACTTACCATCCAGAATGATTCCATGGAGAATGATATGTTTGCCACGTTCCTTCGTCAGGTATTCGGTGTGATGTTTGCCTGTCTCAAGCCTGGTGGTTCATATTACGTTTTTCATGCTGATTCGGAAGGAGAGAACTTCCGTGCATCACTCCGTAAAGCCGGATTCAAGATTGCGCAGTGTTGCGTTTGGGTAAAGAATTCCATGGTTATGGGACGTCAGGACTATCAGTGGCAGCATGAGCCTTGTCTGTATGGATGGAAACCTGGTGCCAGCCATAAATGGTACTCCGACCGCAAGCAGACTACAACATGGTTCTTTGATAAACCGCAGCGTAATGCTATTCATCCAACCATGAAACCAATTGCTTTAATGGCTTATCCCGTATGCAATTCGTCTGCTCATGGTGATATTGTTCTCGATATCTTCTCAGGTAGTGGCTCAACCCTTATGGCATGCCAGCAGGTTGACCGTATCTGCCATGCTATGGAGATCGATCCGAAGTATGTTGCTGGAACCATCAACCGTTATAAAGCTATGTTCCCAGAACAGCCAGTCAGACTTTATCGTGACGGAACACTGTTTTCTGTAGAAGAAACTTTAAATATTATATACCATGGACAACGAATTACAACCAAAGAGTGACATCGATAAGACATTGGCCATAGGTGATGAATACGTATCCCAAGTCCGGACATTCGGTGCCTTGGGGTACTCCATCAACCGTATCTGTCAGCTGCTCAACCTCAGGGGCAAAAAGAAGCTTGCACTCCAGCTAAGGATGAAAATTCTCGGAGATATCTACTATGATGCCTATAATTCCGGACAGGCTCTTGGCGAATATAATATCGATGCTGAGCTTGCCAAGCGTGCTGAGACTGGAGATATAGATTCCATCACACTGCTGGAGCAGCGAAAAAACGAACGTAAGGAACTTGATATGCGTAAAGAATTATTTGGTGTATGACAATTATAGATAGACTTGATAAAATTCATCCGGACTTGATAGCTGCATTCTTGAGTACCGGACAATGTGACGGTATCCCGGAAGATGTAAAGCTATTTTTGAAGCAAATCCAATGGGCTGCAGAGATATACGAATACGAGAGGAATATCAGCAGGGCAGCCCGTCAGCTTCGCATTAGGATACTTGCACAGCAGAAAATCAGTCTTGACGAACGTACATGCAGGGCAAGAATATATGCTGCCATCAATTATTTCAACATCGATAACAATGTATCCATCAAGGTATGGGAAGACAATTTCGCAGATAAATATGAGGACTTGGCCAAACTTTCTGCTATGCGTGGCGACTATAAGACACAGAAAGAATGCTATAAGGAAGCACTCGAATGCAGAAGACGTGCATCACAAATAGCCGAAGCCACAACTAACATGGGCATCGTGTTCCTTTTTTCTAAGGAACTTACTGCAGAGGAACTTGGATATACCTCAGAGAACCTCAAAAAGATTGCAGCCAAGTATAATGAAGGATTTTATCACAAACTTATATCTGACCTTCCACTTGAGAAGGATGATAAGAAACGTTTGCTCAGGGATGCAGATATTCAGGAAGCCGAAATTGTAGAAGAACTTACGGAGGAATAGTTATGGAAAATGAAGAACTTGATAAAGTAGCAGCCGAGATAGAACGCTCGTACATGAACAGAATGCAGCTCTTAGCCAACATAGTGGACCCGAATACCCTCATAGTAGAGGGAGCCAGAGCTGTTGGTAAGACAACAGAGGTCACAACAAACCGTATGATAAGGGTAGGCGATTCGATGCCTGGTGAATGCAGCTTTGTCGTACATAAAACATACGTAGCTTTGCTTACAAACGTCTGGCCGAACATTCAGGCATCATTCGCCAAACAGGTCACCGTAAACGGACACATAAGGCCGATGCTCCAGGAAGGCATTGATTACGTGGCCGGAGAAAGCAAATTGCCTACACATTTCCGTATGCCCAGGCGACCGATATCATATCCCAAACATTCTATTGTATTCCGTAACGGCCATCACTTCCAGCTTGTAAGTTCCGACCAGCCTGAATCAGTAGCCGGTCAGAGTGGTGTTCATGCATTCGTGGAAGAAATGAAACACAATGACGGAGAAAAACTCAAGACACGACTTTTCCCTTCATTGCGTGGATCATCGGCAGAAATCCGTAGGTCCCCCTATTACCAGGGATGGACCGGTGTCTCCGATACTGCCAGAGTAGACTTGAATGAAGATGACTGGTTCGAATCTTATGAGGAAAATGTGAACCGCCAGCTTATCAACGAAATCATAACAGTAGCACTCCATGTAAACGAAGCACTCTTCACCAAGCATGACAGTATTTTCAAGCAAAAGCACACAACCAATCCCGTCACTCTTGAGAAATTGCGTCTGGATATAGAGAAAGCGGACAGAAGGCTGGCCATCTGGCAGCCAAGGTTGGCAGATATGCGTAGAAATGCAACTTTATATATCAGAGCCAGTTCTTTTGCAAATAAGGATATTCTGGGACCGAAATTCTTCAAAACGCAGATGGAAACCCTTGACGTAGACGAATTTCTGACAGCAATTTGTGCTGTACGCAGAAAGGCTGTTGTTAATAAGTTTTTCGTTAACTTTAATAAGTCAAAGCATTGCTTTTCAGATAGTTATATTTATGATAGTATTTTGAAGTTAGATTTGAAAGAACACTTTATCTTGACAGCCAGGTACTTAAAGCATTTCAATAAACGTGACACTCTGTATCTTGGCTATGATCCCGGACACTTCTCAAGCATTGTAGTCGGCCAAGAAAAGAACTATGGCCGTCAGTTCCGTATCATAAAAGAGTTTTATTGCTGTTATCCGGATGAGCAGCCCGAACTGGCCCGACAGATATGGGAGTTCTTCGGTTCCGATTCTTTGAGCAAGCACATAGTTCTTTATCCCGACCGTGCCGGAAACAAGACACGCGAGGAACTTGAGCAGGTAGGAACAGACAGCCGTGCTATGAAGAAGGAACTTGAAAACTATGGCTTTACCGTTGAGTTGATGAACGAAGGGCAGGGAACCATCTATCACTGGCAGCAGTTCAAACTTATGGCAATGATAATGTCAGGCAGGAGTAACGTATTACCGGAGCTTCTCATAGATGAAAACGAATGTCCGAACCTTGTGAGTGCTATTCCTCTCTCTCCACTCAAGAAAACCAATGGCAAAATAGAACTTGACAAAACAAGTGAAAAGAAAGTCCCTTTGAAACGACAGGCCGGTTTAACTACCCAGATTCCTTCAGCTTTGATTTATCTTTTATACGGCAAATACGGTGATTCTATTAAGTCTGAATTATCCAATTATCCCGATAATCTGTTGGATAATGTCGTAACAAGCTAATTTTTTGAAATATAATTATTGGTATTAGCGCAATAATCTATATCGTTTACCATCGTATTAATGTGTATTTATTTGACAGTCAGCTTTTAGCCATACCGACAACAGACAGTAGAAATTTTTATACCGCCCGGACCAACACGCCCCGCTAAGAATCCGGTATGCCCGGCACCAATCCAGAAAATCGGGAAATATGATTTGGTCCTTTCTGTACCCCGTTTTGCAGCCTAAATTTGAGTATGAAAACGATAGATGAATCCACTACTTTATCGGGTCCGATTGCAATGCAATGGGCAAAAGAAATATCAAAGCTTCCGGATGGTTGCTTTACGGTAGCCTTCTTTCCCTGTTCTAGGAATAGAGGTATAGCAAGCAATAAGCTGACGGTTAAGGAAGGCTGCAAATGGCGTACTCAATTACCTCAAGAGAAGTTCAGTGTAGATGGTGAGAACTTGTTTTTGTTTACGGATGGGGATGGAGAACCACGAATGTGTTATAAGATACTTATCCGTTATATGGCATTCCCTAACGATGGGTATAAACTACATAAAATAAACTGGTTATGAATGAACAGATGGATATGTATGGGAACTTTGGTGTGTTTATCAATGAAGACACATCCTATTCCTTTCAGGTAGGATCACAGGCTTCTATGCCAGCACTTGATCCGGACTTCCAATTACCTTCCTCTCTGCTAACCTTGACAGAGCAGCCACATTGGATGAGTATTAACGGATATCATATACTCAGCAGAGGATGGAATGACCTTAAATGTCTGGAGGTTGCAAGTGATATCAAGAAGAACAGGTTGTTGCCAAGACTTATTACAAAGCAGTGTGATATGCTGTATGGCAATGGCCCGGCTGTATATAAGATGGGACTTGTAAACGGCAAAATCAAGCGTGTCTGGCAGGAAGTTCCGGAGATAAAGGCATGGCTTGACAGTTGGGAGGATAATGGTATAGTCCAAGGACCTAAGGATTTTGCCAAAGCATGTATCAAGAATTTCTATTATTTCAGGGATTTCTTTTGCAAATTCCGCTTTTCTGTAGGAAAAGGTATAATCCCTGGTGTATTGCCCATTGCAGGTATAGAGGCCATGGAAAACAACCATTGCCGACTTGCCACACTCAAGAAGGATGTGGCGTATTCACTAGTTACAGACCGGGATTTCACAGCGGTTGCAGTAGGCCGTTTTGCATACGGTATTTCCAGCAGTTTCAGCATATACCCAAAGTTCAGGCTGAACGATGTGGCAAGATATAATTTTGCAGCTATCAGTCATCATCGTGAGAAGTCTGTAAACGAGTTTTATGGCCAAAATGAGACTCATGAAGGAACCCGTGAATACATAAAAGGCAGTAACACCATTGCCAGATATATAAACTCATTCCTGAATAATGCTTTGGCTGCAAAAGTGCATATCATTATTCCGGATGCATGGGTACAGAGCAAGAGAATGCAGATCCAGAAGCTTTGTGAGGATAATAAGAAGCGCAAACAAAAGAATCTCACCTTGCATAAGTTTGCAGGCATTGAAATAGGGACGGATTTCGAGGAAGCCCTGGTCCTGAAGTACATTAGTCTGAAATTGAGGGAAGTGACCAATTTCCTTTCCGGAGCAGACAACCAGGGAAAGACTTATGCAACATATAGCTTCAAGTCTGCCAATGGTGTAGAAGAATGGCAGTTCCAGACTCTTGACCTTAAGTATAAAGAGTACATCGAGTCCTTGATTTCTTACGATAAGCGAGCCGATGAAGTCCTTCTGTCTTCAGTAGGTCTTGATTCAAGCATATCTTCCGTGAGCAAGGATGGAGTCATCAGCAAGTCCGGATCTGATGCCTATTATAACTATCTCATCTATCTTATGCAGCTCAATCCGGAAGATGAGATTTGCTGTGAGCCATTTAACTGGGCCATTAAGGTAAATTTCCCACACTTGTACGAACAGGGATACAGAATCGGCTTTTACCGTGAAGTACCGGCCCGTCAGGAAGAATTATCACCGTCAAACCGATTAAACAACCAGCAGCCATGATATTAGAAGAATTATTTACCGATGTGGCCACATTTAGGGAATATGTGCCATTCATGGACAGCAACATATCTTTCTCCGAACTTGGCAGTAGTGCAAAATCGGCCCAAAAACAGGTCTGTGTAATAATAACTCCGGAAGTATATGCAGAGATAGTAAGTACAGCCAACGGAGAGGCCTATGAGGAGTTGAGAACTGCAGTAGCAAATCTTACCCTTGCAAAGCAGGTCGTATTCGATGCCATCAATCGCAGAAAGCAGGAGATTGATATATACAAGCATGAACAGGAATCAATGCGCAGGGCCTTCACAGAGAATTATTACAATGCCATGGACAGCCTTGTTCAGGTACTTGAGAAGTCTGATATCAGTTCCTGGAATGAAACAAGGTACAAGAAGATCCTGTCAGGTTTGCGTATAAAGACAGCTCCTGATTTCGATGAGTTATACCCTATAGATGGTTCGTATCTCTTCTTTTTCCGTATCATCCCTTTCCAGCGTGAGGCACTTGAGGACTACATGAACGGTTATTATTCACGTGTTCCGGATGAAGATCAGGAAAGTCTTTTCCGTAAGCTTGACCGCTGTCTCGCCATGTACACCATATCAAAGTCATTGCGTCAGTTCGATATCATTGAGTTCCCTTCAACGATCCGTAGCCTTTTTGATGATTCTAAGGCTATGAGGTATGGAACGCAGGAACAGGAACGAATAATGTCCTTATCGGAACAATTGAAGGATGAAGCAGATCAGTTACTTCGAGATATAGATACAATATTGTCGAATTCAGAAGGTGGAAACGTAAGTACAGAAGAATCTTACCTTCAGCCTGGTGATAAATTCTATTTGATGCCATGAGTTTGATGGGTGATTACATACGCATTCAATATGGGGATCAGATGTATCGGATTCCTAATCGCTGGGAGTTGATAAGTAATGATTATAATTACCAGCAATTGGTCAAAGATATTCTTTTGATGTCAGAAGGCAAGCTGTCTCCTGCAATGGTACGAATAAACTATATATGCCGTTATTTCGGATGGAACTATAAAAAAATTAAAGATGAAGATGCGTTTGCCAATCTGGTGATGCTCGCAGAACAGGTGACGTTCATGTTCCAAATATCCTACCCGAATAATGATGAAGCATTACAGGGCTTGGACGATTATTCATACAGCTTGTGCAAAAGGATTCCACCCGAAAGACTTTCTGGTATAACCCTGGCAAAAGTCTTAAAGCGACTTGATTATAGATTCACACTTGATTTGTGCTTTTGCCGTCAGTTCATGCCATATCTTATAGTTGATGGAAAGCATTATACAGGCTATACCATATCTACTAGTTTTGATACACTGAGCACATCACTTACTGCTTTGCAGTTCATCGAGGCACGTCAGCTTGTCAATCAAGGAGAAAAGATGTTGCCTTTGATGGCAGCCATCCTTTACCATCCTTTTCCATATACTTCGGAATCGGCTCACAAACGAGCTGAATCTTTTGAGGCAGTTCCTCGAGACAAGCTCTATGCCATATCATTAAATTTTCAGGCATTTGTGAATTTCCTTTTTACGAAAACCAGATACAGTATTCTCACAGCAGGCCGTGAAATAAAAAGTTCAGCCATTTCTACGGGGGCTCTGGAATCATTATACAGCTTGTCAGCGGATGGTTATGGGGATGTAACTCAGGTAGAGAGGATGGGACTGCTCCAATATCTTACAATACTTCGTAAAAAGGTAATTGAAAGTGTTCGTTCCTTGAATGCTGCTAAAATGGAATTGGTGGATATAGAGAAGGAAACAGGACTTCCATTGTCTATCATTAAACAGATTATACTATGATTATCATTGATTTATTGAAATTCTTTTCGTGCATACCTGATAGAAAGGGGGTGAACGACATCTTTTTAAATGGGCGTAGTAAATTACCCGGATATACGGAGCTGAAGGATTATATCTATCAACTGCCGGAACCTGTGATTCCAGACATTAAGTATCTGGTGTTTGGCCAAAGTCTGGAAGCTGTCAAGCGTAGGGTAGACAAAGTTTCTGGAGTTTATTTGTTTGTTGATTTTGGGGAGTTTTCATCGGATCGCAATTCGAATAACTCAATAGAAGATACCCAGCGACTTGCCGTTACGGTTGCAATGAAAGTTTCCAATTCGGCCGATATTATTGAAGAAGTGCTTGTGAGTGATAATACACTAGATTTGCTCAATCATGTAAGGGCATATATGCTTGCTTATAAAGACAAATGCTCATGGATTGATATGTTGTCAAGAAAGCACAGTATAGTGCCCTTCGAGTCCAAAGAACTGAATTCCATCGGATGGACATTGATGTTCGATGTTTCGGCTTCCGATTGGTTCAACTTGAAAGAGAAAAGTATGTCCTATGCAAAGCAGCGGCTGTAACTTAATTTTGAGCTGAAACAGAATTTAAACTTTAAATATGTTATGATTATGAAGAAAAAACTGATTGTTTTCGTTGTTGCTGTAGCTGTAGTTATCGGATTGTTGGCTTATTATCAGTATGTCCCATTTTGGGCAAGTATTGTTTCAACGGGAGCATTTGCTGCAGGAATCATCCTCGGATGGATGGCAAAGTGTTGGTCCGATAAACATGTAGTGTGATATGGAGAAGTACGTAGGTTTTATTACACAGGACATTAGAAGTGGAGTTATAATCATCTTTACATGTATGGTTCTGATTGCACTTGCTTGTATGTGGGACATGTGGACTGGCATTGATGCAGCCAGGGTAAATAAAGAAAAGATTAGGAGTAGACCGCTTCGAAAGACTGGTGCCAAGATAGTAGACTACTTCAGGTTGGTGTTTTACTTTGTGTTTATTGATATTCTCGGATTGTGTTTTCCATGGTATAACTTGCCATACGGTGCCGTTATAGGTACATTAGGTGTACTGATAATTGAGGGAGTATCTGTAGTTGAAAATTTGAAAAAAAAGAAAAGTCATGCTGCTGAAGTCGCTGATATGGCATCAAAGATTGTAGAATGTCTGTCTCCGGAAGAAGCTCAGAAACTTATTAAAATAATTAAGGAGGAAAAAAAGAATGAATAGTTTACCTAGAGGATTGAGAAACTGTAATCCGGGAAACATCCGTATTACAAAGGATAAGTGGCAAGGCTTGCGTGAAGTGCAGACTGACAAAAGTTTCTTTCAGTTTACTGAAATGTGCTGGGGTTATCGTGCTTTGCTCCTTACACTTCAGAACTATCGAAAAATTCATAACTGCAAGACAATTGCAGATTTCATTAACCGCTGGGCTCCATCTGTAGAGAATAACACAAGTGGATATATCAGCAGGGTTTGCTCTGAAATACAGGTGCCTTCTACTTTTGTTCCGGATGTGAACGATAAGGATACAATGTGTGCTTTTGCTGCAGCCATATCACAAGTTGAAAACGGTGTCCCAGCTGTGATGGAAGATGTAGTTGCAGGATGGGAACTTTTATAAGACAGAGTTATGAAGAATCTGCTATATTTTTTTGTGGCTGCGTTGGCTTTTACATTAGGCTGGTGCAGCCATTCTTCTTTTTCGGATCAGCCTGTAAAGTTTGATACCATACAGAGTAAACCAATTGTAGTTAGAAAAGTCAGTGTAGATACATTGTATATCGTGTTGCCATATCCATATCTCGCATGGGTGGACAAAACTGATACCATTTACATGGGAGACAGTTGTTGGCATCTTAGAGAATACAAGGAATATCAAGATAGCACCTACTATGCAAAAATCAGTGGAGTTGCACCAAGGCTTGATGAGCTGCAAGTCTATCCAAAGACAATTTATGAAACACAGTATATATACCGGGATATTATCGCTAAACCAAAGCGGTGGGGTGTTGGATTGTCTGTAGGATACGGAATGAGTAAGTGTGGACTGTCTCCGGTATTTGCCCTGACGGTTAATTATAATCTTTGGAATTTTTGAACGTGTATTAATATTTTACCTTTTGTACGAATATGATAAACAAAGCTAAAGCCTTGATAATAAAGAAAGTACTACTACTTTATGTGAGTTTATAGTGTTACCTTAGCTGTACAATAAAAAGGTAAACAATTATGAATGAACAGATTACAGCTATATTATCACAGGCAACAACAAAAACAAGAAAGATTGAACAACTTCTTCAGCTTGGGTTAACAAGACGCCAGGTGGCCGATTTGGTAACAAATGGAAATTACGGATTTGTACAGAACGTGTACAAGAAAATGCTGGAAAGAGCTGGACAAAACATCCCAACAAGCACTCAGCTTGATTATTCTTTTACACGTAAGTTTGGAATAGAAATCGAAGCATATAATTGCACCAGAGAGAAGTTGGCCAGCGAACTTAGAGCAGCCGGCATTGATGTTGCAGTTGAAGGATACAACCACACTACTCGAAACCATTGGAAACTGGTTACAGATGCCAGTCTTACCGGAAACAATACTTTCGAATTGGTAAGCCCGGTTCTTGAAGGTGAAGCCGGATTGAAAGAACTTGAAAAAGTCTGTTGGGTGCTTGAATTTTGCGATGTAAAGGTTAACGACAGTTGTGGATTGCACATCCACATGGATGCAGCCGATTTCGACCTTCAGACATGGAAAAACCTAGCCTTGAGTTACAAGCACCTTGAAAGGGTTATAGATTCCTTCATGCCGCAATCCAGAAGACAGAATAATTACTGTAAAGGCTTGAGTTCCATTTCAGCTTCAGACATACAGGCAGCTCAAAGCATTTACGACCTACGAGCTGCATTTGGAAACAATCGATATCGCAAGGTTAATCTTGAAGCCTACGCAAGACACAGAACAGTGGAATTCCGCCAGCATTCCGGTACCACAAACTTCACAAAGATGGAAAACTGGATTCGCTTTTTGAACGGATTGATTACCTTTGCGAAAAGCGGAATAGCAGCTAATACCAGCCTTGAGAACATTCCATTCCTCGATGAGAAACAGAAACTTTTTTATAAACTTAGAACCAAAAAATTAGCAAGATGATAAAAACTTATAACCTGCTGGATGGTGGTACAATTACTGCCACCAGCCCTGAAGATTTTGTAACCAAGCTACGTGAAGGCAGTCGTTTCGACAGTGAGTGTACCAACCAGGAATTCATGCATAACTTTGCTCATAGATACCGGGAACTGCATGGCGTTGATATTGATACCGATTCTTTTGAATCGTTTGTAAATTCCCTCACTGCTGCCGGATATATTCTGTAATTTATACTTTACCATTATAAAGCCTTTGCATTTTCTTAATGTAAAGGCTTGTTTTGTAATGTATAGATAGCAAAATAGGATATATTAAATATCTATGGCCTCTGTTTAATGAGTTTATTTAAACAATATGTTGTATAAAATATAGTCTAATATTTGAACTCAACTTAAAAAGTCAGACATTTGTGAATAGTTTCGCTTTAGTAAGATTTATATATGGAATAATGGAAGACAAATTAACCAGTTTTGAGTATCTATTATATAGGTTCATGCAATGGTATGAAGAACTTAATCAAATAAATGATGAATCTCATCATCAATTTCTGCGTGAGTTTTCTCGTTTGAAAGCTTTAAAGTTATTGTTTTTAGTTTCAGCAATAAAGAATAAAGATGGGAAAAACTTGTTATACCTATTTAATAACTTTTATGCTATGCAACATGGACCTGTAGAAAGTGATATCTATAACGCGATGGTTCATGATACCTTCAAGTATTTTAAATTCCAGAACAGACAGACGTCTTTTAAACAACAGAAACTTTCCGAGCTGGAACATATAAAGAACAGAGAGTGTCTTGATAATGCTATATCTTCCTTGAGACAAGCTAACTCGAAAATCGTTTCTTGCCCGGCAATGGATTTAGTGGAAATCACTCATAAATGGATATCTTGGAAAAGTGCATATATGGTTGCTCAGATGCTAGGTAAGGGTAGTCAGTTTATGCCTACAGAAATGATAGAAAACAGTAATGAATTTTTTAGCTAATGCGGTACATTAACGAATGTTGGGAAGATTATAATAGGACACTTCCCGAAGACTGGCTTGAAAACTCAGGATTTGATGGGGGACCAGGTGATGAAGAATTACTTTTATCAAAAACTGAAGAATTGATTTTTTTTTCGAGAAGATGTGTTGATAAATTAAGTCGTTCTATTTTATCTGGAGAGTATGTTGAGAATACGAATGAAGCAAAAGAAAAGTTAAAGGGCTTTTTACAGCATTTATATCATAGTTGTTCGGACATAAACTCGATATTTTTAAAAAAACTTATAGATAAGACACAGGTTTTTTATAACAGTTTTTCCAAATGTATTAATAGATATTTAGATTTGATCTATCTGTTTGAAGATAAATATGAGAATGCTAGTATTTCTTCTGTATTTAAGTCTTCTGCTGAAATTCCCAATGACGAAATGTTTGATGCCTTTCGTTATTTCGTAGAATGGGTTGAACCTTTATGTAGATTAGACTATACCTTATCCTTTAAGGAAAGTTCAATAGGGGAACTTTTTTTTATTAAGCAGACTATTAGTTTGAATAGTGGAAATGAATATTTAAGTATAGATTTAACGGAAGCGTTATTAGATAAAGTCTCTTTTCTCTTATTGAAACTCCAGCATGTTAGGAATCGTCCTTCTATTATATATTACGATTCTTGCAGATATGAGGTAAATACGACAAGGTTGCGTCGTCCTAAAATGAATGAATGGGAAAAACTTTTTTATGCTCTACATAAAGAAGAAGACCGAATAGCTTATATGGATACTAATCTTGAAAGCCTTGAAAGAAGGCTAGAAGACCATTCTATAACTATTCCTGAGTTGATTGTTTTAATGAAGCATTACCAAAAGTCTGATAATAGAACTACTGATATAGATAAGGTTATAAGTCATTACGACAATTATATAAGGCATTCAGCATCAATACCAATTTTTTCATATAATAAACTTTGTTTGCGTTTATTGAAATCGTACTTACATAATAGTAAGTTATCATACCAATTATCTCATGGTAAATTTTCTTTATCAGAACTTAATGCATTTTATAGTGAAATAGATGGTGAACAAGATTCTTTTAAAATAAAGAATTTTCATCCCTATGAGAAAATTTTGAGTTATTTGTCAAAACATTATTTGTCTAAAATAGATTCAATTGATAGTAATGATTACACAGAAGCTTTAGTTTTATATGATAAGTGCTTAAAGAGTTATTCTGAAAGTATAGAATGGGGACTTAAAAATGATTTTTGTCCATTTTTACTTCCATTCGCCGATTCTATGATTTTTTATTCAGATAATCTGAAGGTCTTTTATCCATCTTCATTTACTCGCCCATTGAGGTATGAAAAACTTAAGGATGAGCTGTCTGGTATAGTGCGAAATTACGATATGTATAAGGCACAAAAGTTCTTGATTGATGAAAGGAAGAGTATAGTTGCTGTTAAAAAAGAGATTGAAGATACCAAGAAGGAATCTTTAAAAATTTTGGGAATATTTTCTACTGTAGTGACATTCCTTTTTGGAACGATAGATGTGTTTGCAAAAACAAAAGATTTTAAAGAAACACTTTTGACCTCATTAGGAGTTGGAACTGTTTTATTTCTTTTCTGTACATTGATTTATCTATTCTTATTATCTGAAGATGATTATAAGAATAAGCCAGTCAAATTCTATTCAATATTATTTATTGCATTAATAAGTGCAATGGTATTAGGTGCATTTTCTGGAACTATAAAATAAAGTAGTCAGGAGCTTACACAAGCTCCTTTTTTATTTTGCACTAAATTTAGTCTAAAAATTGAACTACATAAATTTTTAATGCTATTTTTGTGCTGTTAACAAAATACTACAATATGGAACCGTTCAACTTTGAAAACTATTTTAGAATAATGCAAGATAGGATTACGGGCAGACAGAAAGCCAAGATGCTTCCTTTGGATGATGATATTAAAAGAGCCTTATGTAAAACATTAGGGTTCTACTGTTGTTCATTAGACGGCAAGAAAAAGTATTATATACATCTGGAGTCGGGGAAATTAGGTCTTGTTAGCTATAAAAATATTAACTATAAAATTTATAATTACATCGAATGCTATTTCCAAAAGTCTTTAGACCCTATCAATAAAATTTATTTGGGGGCATTGTATTCTTCTTATCGTTCAATGATTTTTAAAAGGTCCGATTTAATAAAATGTTGTTCAGACTATTCTTTAAATGCATATTCCGGCGGATACCCGTTCAGCATTTCCGGTGATATCCGTTCAGTCCCCAGTTAGTATTCAGTGTTGTTGG